TTCTTCAATCACTAGGGGAGAATTTTACCGGAAAGACGTGGAGAGATGTTGGTTTTTATTATTATACCACATAAAATGATAATAGTTGATAAATATAATCATGGGCAAGTATCATCAAGGAAAGTGGAAACCAATTAATGAAAGTAAGTATCAAGGTGATATAAATAATATTGTATATAGATCTAGTTGGGAACGGACATTTATGGAATACCTTGACAGTAATACACAGGTAGTTACTTGGCGTAGTGAAGAAGATGTTGTACCTTATATATCACCAGTAGATAATCGATATCATAGATACTTCGTAGATTTTTGGATGTTATTGAAGGATGGTAGAAGTATATTAGTTGAAGTGAAGCCTCATGCAGAGACAATGCCACCTAAGCTACCTAAATCTGGTCGTAAGACTAAACGATATATTAATGCAATTAAGGTTTATGCTGTAAATCAAGCCAAATGGAAATCCGCAATGAAATGGTGCGCTGATAGAGGGTGGGAGTTTATGATTATCACTGAGAAGACATTGAAGAGAGGTAAAATGTAATGTGAGTGATAAATACGTGTATGAGTATTAAGAAAGGTATAGTACAACAAGCTACTGATGGTAAATCATATGTATGGAGAGGAGCTCAGTGGGCTCGATTAACAAAAGCTGGAAAGGCTGGTGTAAGTGCACCTAAAAAGATCCAGCATGAATTAACATCTAAATTAACTGGTAATAAGTTCATTGCAACAGATACAAAGAAAGCTTCTCAGTGGTTTAAAGGTGTAGTTGATCAAGGAATGCAGAAGCCTAAAAAGGTATCTAATCCTAAATTAGGTTCTATGGTAACATTCATGTATGATGCTAAACATCAAGATACATTACCGTATTGGGATAAACATCCATTAAGCATTATAATAGGCATTGAAGGTCAATCTATGTTAGGTTTGAATGTACATTACTTATCTCCAATGCATCGAATGCAGTTTATGTCGGCTATGCTTAAATTCACTGGACGGAGTGATTTTAGTGATATTACAGATGATGATATGTTCAAAGTTAATTGGAAGGTAGTATCTAAAGTTAAATTTGTGGAGAAGACTATACATAGATATTTATTTTCTCATATAAACAGTCAAGTGTTTGAGATTTTTCCTACAGATTGGGAGCAATCTATCTTTTTACCAACATCTAAGTTTGTTGGAGCTTCTCAGAGGGATATATGGAGAGCATAATAAAATTAGTTGATAAATACATAATATGAATATATCACATTTTACATCAACTGTATTTAAATCGGGGAATGATCTAGCACGAGATAATCTGTACAGTTTTAGTTTCACTGGTTTCCCGAAAGTACTCGAGACACAGTTTTGGGAAGGGCGAACGCTAACAAACGCTTCTGAAGTTTTCCCTACTGCGGATGTATACGTTAAAGGAGTTACATACTCTCCATACTCAGCTACTAATATACCTAGAGTTGGGGATGGGTTTAATCATATTAAACCTGTTACGGGTATAGGGCATGAATCAGATTTAGAGGTAACATTCTTGAATGCAGATGATCACAATTTGTTTGGTTTAATGGATGCGTGGATAATGGGTATGCAGGGATCAGCTTTTGTTGATAGTTCCTTAAAGCAAGATACTATCATGTATTATGATGATTATATATCATCTTGTATATTGAAAGATTTAGATCGTCAATTTAATACTATCATGACGACTAAGTTTCATGATATATACCCATTAAATATTACTCCAAAAACGTATACGAGTGGTCCGACATCAGAAGTTAGTGATTTTCAAGTGAATTTCGCTTACAGAAAACATGAAATTTTAGTTAAGAATTAATTATATTATAAAGGAATATTGAATATGGCATTACCACAGATACAACAAGCAACATTTAATCTAACTCTTCCGTCATCTAAGAAGAAATGGAAATACAGAAGTTTCACAGTTAAAGAAGAGAAGATTCTCTTGATGGCTCTTGAGTCTAAAGATGAAAAAGCTATGGTGTCAGCTATATTACAGATTATTGATAATTGTACATTTGGAAATATTAAAAATCTTAGTGATCTTCCGTTCTTTGATATTGAATATATGTTCATTAAAATGAGACAGAAGAGTGTTGGGGATACTATCAATGCTACTAAACGGTGTACGAAATGTGATGAGGAAATACCTATAGAAATTGATCTCAACAAAGTTCAAGTTGATCTTAAAGATAAACCTAATCCATTAATCGAGATTACAGAAAATATTGGTATGGAGTTGAGATACCCGTCTGGGGATAATTTAGAGATGGTAAATGGGGATACAGATATAGATAAGATGTTCAACGTTGTTATTCATTTAATTAAGTCTATATATGAAGGGGATGTTGTACATAAACCATCTGATTATACAGATGAGGAGTTGATGAGTTTTGTTGAGAGTTTACCTGATACTGTATTTAAAAAGGTTAATGAGTTTATGGCTAATATGCCGAAAACTGTATACGAAGCTACTATGCCATGTCCAATTTGTAATACTGTAAATGTAATACGACTTGAGGGTCTATCTTCGTTTTTTTAATTAGCTTCACTCATGATTTAAAATCTTATTTTGAAATAAATTTTAGCCTTATACAACATCATAAGTGGAGCTTGACAGAAATTGAGAGTTTGGTTCCTTGGGAACGAGAAGTATATGTTGGATTGTTGTTAAAGCACTTAAAAGAAATGGAAAAAGAGAATGCCAAATAAATTACCTATCGTGAATCAAATTAAAGATAATGATCAGAATGAGGCTAATCGTCATAAAGAATTAATTGAAACAGTATCGAAAATGATACCAGCTCAGAATAATACACCTGACGCTTTTGGTGATATCGCTAAAAACATTCGAGAAGAAATGAGATCAGGAGTGGAATCTGCAACACGAGCTGCTGATCTACATTTCAAACAAGAGCAACTCACAAAAGATATAATGCACGATGCAAGTCTATCAAATGCAGATAGGCTTGCTGAAGAAGCTAAAGCACACGCTGATAAATTAACTGATATGGATATTGAAGCAGCTAAAGATGCTGCTGATAAAGTAGAGGTTTTGGCTAAGAAGGAACGTGAAAGAGCAGAACATAGAGCAGATATGACTCCTGGTTTGAAAGGGGTGGCTATGCGATCTAAGGTTAAGATCAAAGATGGCTTAGGTAAAGCTAAACAAACAGTGGTTGATAAGTTAAAGGAGCATGGTACTAAGATCGCAATTGGAGCTGGTTTAGTTGCTCTAGAAAGTATATATAATAATTGGGATAAAATTGCAGCTGCTTGGAATGATGTTAAAGAAAGTTTATCATCATACGTTAATAAGATTCCTTCTATATTCCCTACAATCGCCGCAGTTACAGCCGCCTGGAGTAAATGGGGAAATAGTATTAAAGCTAGCAGTGTAGCTATAACAGAATCAGTAAAGAAAACTAAATTAGGAGGAGCTCTCTTTAACGCCTCTAATGCTGTAAAGGAGTTCAGTGGTAACATTGCCTCTCGGATTAACACTATAACAGATACCATAAAGAATAGTAAAGCTTGGAATCTCATGAAGGCAGCAACAAGTTCTATTGGAAATGTGATTAAAAGTGTTGGGGCAGTAGCTAAAACTGCTACAATAGCTGCTGCAACTGGTGGGTTATCTCTTCTAATGCCTAAAAAAGATGAAGTTGCTAAAGCTGCTAAAGCTGCTAAAGCTGGAACACTTGGCACTACTCTATCGAAAGCAGGTACATTTTTAGGTAAGTTTGCAACTATTCTAGGTAAGATTGCTTGGCCATTAACTGCAGTGATGGGTATATATGAAGGTTTCCGATCTAGTGTAGATGATTTTAAAGCTGGTGATATAGGCACAGGCATTCTTAATTTTAATAAAGGTGTTATCAAGAGTGTTATCGGTGCTCCTCTTGATCTCATTAAGAGTGTAATTTCGTGGATTGTGGGGTTCTTTGGAGGTACCGACCTAGAGAAGAAGATGGATGAATTCTCTTTCTCAGAATCAATTGATAATATATTCAAAGCTATACCCGAATTTTTCGCTAAAATAGGACAACTTGTGAGGGATCTTTTACCGTCATGGGAAACTATAAAAGCTGAGTTCGGTGACTTCTGGAAGGATCCTA